TAGTGATGAGTCGGTTGCCACTGTCAACTCTACAACCGGTCTTGTTACTATTATTGGAGGGGGTTCTTCAACGATTACTGTAACACAAGCCGCTACAAACAATTATACATCTGCTACTACAACCGCTTCTCTCGTTGTTAGCCCAATTGCACACACTATTAGTAACTTTACTGTTCCTCCTAAAAACTTTGGCGATGTCCCATTTACGCTATCAGCACCTACAACTAATAGCAGCGGTGCTTTCACATACACCAGTAGTGATGAGTCGGTTGCCACTATATCAGGAAGCACAGTTACCATAGTAGGAAGAGGTGAGACTGTCATTACCGCAACACAAGCCGCTACAAACAATTATACATCTGCTACTATAACTGATTCACTCTTTGTTATAACAGGGTGGACTCAGCGCGGTTTAGATATTGATGGCGAAGCTGAGGGTGATTTTAGTGGTCGGTGTGTAGCTATTTCATCTGATGGAAATACGGTAGCAATCGGAGCAGTCGGCAATGATGGCAATAATGGTGGTCACGCAAATGCTGGACATGTGCGTGTATATAACTGGAACGGAACATTGTGGGTTAAACGTGGATTAGATTTTGATGGCGAAGCTGGCACGGACGAAAGCGGAAAGAGTGTAAGTCTTTCTGCTGATGGAAATACGATAGCAATCGGAGCACCCTATAATAATGGTGCTGTTGCTGGTGCAGATTCTGGACATGTCCGTGTATATGATTGGAATACGTCTATTACACCAAATGGATGGACTCAACGCGGACTAGATATTGATGGAGAAGCTACGTATGACCAAAGCGGATATTCTGTAAGTCTTTCATCTGATGGAAATACGCTAGCAATCGGAGCAATCGGCAATAGTGAAGCACTTATATATGCCGGACATGTGCGTGTATATGATTGGAATGGATCATCGTGGGCTAAACGCGGATCCGATATTGACGGCGTAGGTGAATATGATCGTAGTGGATATTCTGTAAGTCTTTCATCTGATGGAAACACTGTAGCAATAGGAGCACCTTACAATAATGGCACTGGTTCAGATGCCGGACATGTGCGTGTATATAACTGGAACGGAGCATCATGGGCTAAACGCGGATTAGATATTGATGGCGAAGCTGCGTATGACCAAAGTGGAATTTCAGTAAGTCTTTCATCTGATGGAAATACGGTAGCAATCGGAGCAAGCGGCAATAATAACGCGGCTTTATATGCCGGACATGTACGTGTATATGACTGGAACGGAACATTGTGGGTTAAACGCGGATTAGATATTGATGGCGAAGCTGCGTATGACCAAAGTGGATATTCAGTAAGTCTTTCATCTGATGGAAATACGGTAGCAATCGGAGCACTCACCAATTGTGGAGCACGTATGTATGCCGGACATGTGCGTATATTTAACTGGAACGGAATATCATGGAATCAAGTTGGGTTAGACATTGATGGAGAATTTGCATATGATTATAGTGGTTGGTCTGTAAGTCTTTCATCCGATGGAAATACGTTAGCAATCGGAGCACCTTATAATGATGGTACTGGTTCAAATGCTGGACATGTACGTGTATATACAGTTGTAAAAGAAATACCTACATTATCTAACTTTACCGTTCCTCCTAAAAACTTTGGCGATGCACCATTTACACTATCAGCGCCCACTTCTGATAGCGATGGTACTTTCTCTTACACCAGTAGTGATGAGTCTGTTGCTACTATATCGGGAAGTACAGTTACCATTGTTGGGGGTGGAACAACAATCATTACTGCAACACAAGCCGCTACAAACAATTATACATCTGCTACTACAACAGCTCCTCTTGTTGTCGCGAGATGGACTCAACGTGGATCAGATATCGATGGCGAAGCTGCAAATGATTATAGTGGATATTCGGTAAGTCTTTCATCTGATGGAAATACGGTAGCAATCGGAGCACCAGACAATAACAATGCGGGTTCAGATGCTGGACACGTGCGTGTATATGATTGGAATACAGCATCGGTATCGTGGGCTAAACGCGGTTCAGATATTGATGGCGAAGCTGCCGATGATTATAGTGGTCGGTCTGTAAGTCTTTCATCTGATGGAAATACGGTAGCAATTGGAGCACCCTACAATGATGGCAATGGTTCAGATGCTGGACATGTGCGTGTATATGATTGGAACGGATCATCGTGGGCTAAACGCGGATCAGATATTAACGGCGAAGCTGCATATGACTATAGTGGTCGGTCTGTAAGTCTTTCATCTGATGGAAATACGGTAGCAATCGGAGCATACGGCAATAGTGCATATGCTGGACACGTGCGTGTATATTATTGGAATGGATCGTCGTGGGCTAAACGTGGTTCAGATATTGACGGCGAAGATGAATATGACTATAGTGGATATAGTGTAAGTCTTTCATCTGATGGAAATACGGTAGCAATCGGAGCAGACGGCAATGATGGCGCTGGTTTATATGCTGGACATGTGCGTGTATATGATTGGAATACAGCATCAGTATCGTGGACTAAACGCGGGTCAGATATTGATGGCGAAGCTGCATATAACTATAGTGGATATAGTGTAAGTCTTTCATCTGATGGAAATACGGTAGCAATCGGAGCATACGGCAATATGGACGCAGGTGTATATGCTGGACAAGTGCGTGTATATGATTGGAATGGATCGTCGTGGGCTAAACGTGGTTCAGATATTGATGGCGAAGCTCCACATGACTATAGTGGATATAGTGTAAGTCTTTCATCTGATGGAAATACGGTAGCAATCGGAGCACCCTATAATGATGGCACTGGTTCAGCTGCTGGACAATTGCGTGTATATGATTGGAATGCAGTATCAGTATCGTGGGCTAAACGCGGATTAGATATTGACGGCGAAGCTGCCGGTGACCAAAGCGGATATTCAGTAAGTCTTTCATCCGATGGAAATACGGTAGCAATCGGAGCACCCAATAATAGTGGCGCTGGTTCAAATGCTGGACATGTACGTGTATATACGTGGCAATAAACCGCCAATAAAACGCCCATACTCTCCCATACCAACATAATATTCATATTTTATGATAACAAATATGAATATTCAAAATGAAAAACACCGCACCATAATGGTAACAATTCACAAACTCATAATATCGCATCGCGCAACTCCGCAAAGCGCCGCTGCTCTAAGACTGGTAGTCGTGTAGTTTCCAAGTATATATAATAAAAAAAAGAAAATCTCAGTAAGAAAAGAAGGAACATGGGAGGATGATGATGATGTATAAAAAATTCAAATCTAAAGCTGGATTTTCAAAAATGGACAAAAATAAATGTCCATTTCTCAAAAAGCCAACCTAGATTTAAAAAAAACATCGCATTCATCACTCAGAGCATAATGCTCTAAATCGCATTTTTAAGTTGAAAAAAACGTGACGATAACTTTTTAAAAATATATTCCCAAAAGGGTTTAGACATTTTTCTCCATCTAGTATATACTAATGTCTACTAACGAAAAAGTTCCAAAAAGTTCCGACAAATTTTCTTGTTCAGACTGTGACTATACTACCGTAAGGAAGAGTCAATATGAGCGTCATCTTTTGACACTGAAACACGGAATACTAACAAATACTAACAAAAAAGTTCAGAAAGTTCCTGACGATAAATCGTTTAAATGTGTATGCGGTAGCTCATATAAGTTCGCTTCAAGTTTATGTTATCATAAGAAAACGTGTAAGGTAACAAAAGAGGCGAATCTATCGTCGAATACAGACGACAAGTTGGTCACACCCGGTGGAGTAGTAAGCAACGAAATGATAATGAAGCTTATCGAGCAGAATGGTAAACTGCAGGAGCAACTGGTGAGCTTATCCAAGGAGAAAAATATTGTAAATAATATTGTGAATAATACGAATAATTTCAATTTAAACATATTTTTGAATGAGAAGTGCAAAGATGCTCTCAATATAAGTGATTTTATTCAGTCTCTTAAGATAACGTTGGATGATTTGATGTATACGAAGAATAAGGGATTGGTGGACGGAATAACGAATGTGATGATAAGAGGTCTTAGGCAGTTGGATGTGTATAAGAGACCGATACATTGTACGGATACAAAGAGGGAGACGATGTATATAAAGGATTGCGAGAAGTGGGAGAAGGACGACAATCATGATAAGATAAAGAATACGATTGTAAAGATTGCAAACAAGGAGCGCAACATGATAAGTGCGTGGGTCGAAGAGAATCCGCACTGGATTGATACGGAGGCAACGCAACTTGAGTACCTCACTATGGTGCGAAATGTTTGCGAGCCGATAGAAAACGATGAGAAGTGTGAGAAAAAAATAATTCGCAACATTAGTCGCGAGGTATTTTTAGATAAAACGAACCATAAACTGGTTTAGAAAATGTGGATATTAAGGGGGTCGCGAGGGGGGGTCGCGAGGGTCGCGAGGCGGTCGCGCAAAAGAATAGCAAAAATATCTATAATAATTATATAATTATAATTTAGGATGTTTAACCAATATATATCAAGAGAAGCACTAAGCGTTATCGCCGTTTTTATTTTCCTTATTTTATTTGGCATTATAAACGCATTTCGCCCCTCTGTTATTTATAATAAAGACCTGAGTTTCCGCCGCTTCGGTATTGGGTATAAAAACAAAACCGTTATTCCTATTTGGATGTTGTCGATTGTTTTGGCTATATTGGTGTATGTTTTGGTTACTTATTTGTTCGAATATCGGGCTGTAGATTAGGGTATATTTATTATATTGGGTTATTATATAGTAATTATTTTAATGCCTACTGTAATTAATAAAACAGATAAGGATGAACAATACTTTCTTCAAGGGATAACTGACACAGGTTATCGTGTAGTACCAACTAAAGGTGACAAAAACGTTAATTCCTAACGATGAAATAGCTAACTATAAAATTATAACAGGCGGTTCTAAATCAAGAAAGCGTCTTATCCGGAAAAGAAAAGGCAAAAAGTCGTATAGAAAGAAGAAATATGGTAAAACAAAAAAGAGCATAAGATTTAGGAGAAGCGTTAGAAGTCGAAGGTAAATGGTAAATAGTATGTATAACTGTAATTGTAATTATTTGTGTTTCAAAACAGTAACAAATAATTACAAACGATAACGATAATGATAACGATAACGATATGGTGTCTAGTTTAGTTTATAACTGAATCCTTTGGGTGTTAGCTCGTCTATTGTTTTTGGTGCGGCTGCTGTATTTTTGATGTAGTTGTCGACGGCTTTTTGAGCGACGCTTGCATTTAGGGAACAAGGTTGGCTGATGATATAGTTGTAGCTTCGGGATGTTACGATGACACCGACAAGTATATACCAAATAAACGTGCCTACAATATCTTTAAGTTTCACCATATTTCTAAACTCTTGGTAAAGGTGTGTTCCGGGCGCAGGGTTGGGATTTGCGGGGGAATAAGGTAAGGGCGCAGGACCGGCGCTTTTAACGAATATACCTTTACCGCCGGCATAACTATTGTCCCATGTTCTATTAAAGTCGTCGCGATTTGCGTAACTAAATTGGTTGATAAAGATGGACGGGTCATCATATATACTATTGACAGCATTGATTATCTTCTTTTCAGGTGCGGCATTAAACTGAGGGGAAACGAGTAGACGTTTCATAAGATCTTGAAGACCGACGAGTTTCGCCATACCGTATCCAAACGTGTTTGAAAATGGTTCAACCCAGCCGGGGAAAATAGTGAGCAAAAGTTGTAGTAGCCCAAAAATAAAGAGCATAGGAAAAACGGTGGCTAAGATGCCGACATTCATAGATTGTGAATTATTGCATATAGATTTAGCTAAAGCGGTATTTATAGAGATTTGAGTAGAAACGATGGCTATAATATAAATAATGTTTAACATGGTAGCCATGGAATTGGGCGTTTTGTATTTAGCGATAAAGTAGAAGAGTGTAATAAGAAAAAATGTAAAAACTGATGTAGAAGGATTAGGTGCATTTTTTGTTGCTATATTGAGAGGATTACTTGTTGGAGTAACTTTTTCGTCATTTTTTGGATTTTCGGTTGATGTACTCATTTTTTGTTATAATTACGTATGTGTATATATGTATTATGTATAATTTATTTTATAAAAATACTATTATAAAATAATAGATTACACAATAAACATAAACTAACCCGAAATATAACGAACATGGAAAAACCAGTACTGACAGAGCCGGGTGTTAAATACTTTATGAATGAAGTATTAAAGACTTGTAAAGATAAAAGAACTGTATTCGTAAATAGTATATTTAATCTGGTATTATTTTTAATTTTTATACTTATTATAGGGAGTTTTTTATATTATAAGTACAGAGGGCGTATAACGCCGGAAGAAAGGGATGCGAAATTTAGGGAACAAAAGCAGGATGTATTAGCGAGGTTGAATGCTCTAAATGTAAAAATAGAACAAAATAAGAAGGGTGGTGCGAGTATGATTACGGATTTACCGATGTGGGATGTGCCATCTTCTCAAGCGACGATAAATCCATACATATAAAACACATGAGATGTTACAGATGCGTGAGATTAATCGAAATTCAATCTATAAATAAAAATGAAGGAATCGTAAAAATTGTGGTATTTTTTGAATATATAAATATCTTGAATATATAAATAGGATGTCTAGACCACATATGTCTGTTGACGATGCTTTGCACGAGTATTATAAATTAAAGGACCAATATGATGTAAAGTTTGATACAAAGAAGGGGTCGATATTATCGGACGAGACGTTGACAATGATGCAGAAGCGTTCCGGGATAGCAAAATTAAAAAGGACAAGGAGGTGTGTTATTTGTAAACAAACGGGTGGCACAATATTTACGAATAAGGATAGAACATTAAAGGCTGTTTGTGGGAGCAGTGTCGCGCCATGTGGTTTAAATATAGAGATAGCCAAAGGTAAAATAGAGAACATCGGTGAAATGATGGCGACAACGTATCGTAAGATCGAAGGTATAAAGGAGAGTATAATAAAATACAAACTGGATTTGTTGTTTAAGTATATATCAGACGAGCAATTAGTACAGAAGTTTGGGGAGGCTAAAAAGGAGTTGGATACTTATTTAGAACAGTATGACAAGTTGTATAATAAGTATATAGATATAACGATAAACCCTCAGAAAATAGAGGATTTAAAGAGAATGAATGCGGAGTTGTATGTGTATATAGGTCAAATAAAGGATATAATGAATGAGTTTAATGCCACTGGAGAGAGTGAGAAAGTAAGGGCGGTGGTCGATATATATTTATCGAGTATTGTTCCTTTAACAAAGAGGATAAGAGATGCGACATATGTATATAATAGCATAGAATACGACGAGGGTACGAAGGAGCATACGTTAATACAGAAGAAGTATAGTATTAAAAGCATGGAGGCGGAAATAGAACATCCGCAAGTAATATCATTTACAAAGTAATAAATTATAAGTATAATATATATTATTATATTGTAATATATTTTGTAATATATTTGTAAATGTATAATTCGGAAAAAAGGGGAAAAGACAAAGAAGAAGAAGCAGATGACGGGCTTTTGAATTATACATATAAGGACGTGAATTTAGCATATTCTCACGAGCCTATATCGAAACCTGTTTTGCGAGATGGCGAGAGGAAGGATGCGAAGGATGTAGTAGGAACGGGAGATGCGGTGGATAGCGGAGACATGAGAAGTAACAGAACGGTGAGAAATGCGGAAATTCATGAGAACGAAGAAATAAATGAAAACTCTTCAAACAGTCCGATAATATTTAGTATTATGATGTGGATTTCGAATACAGTGACTCTTTTTATTTTCTCAATATTTATAACGCTGATAGTGACGAAGGAATCGAAATGGTTTTATATATTATTGTCGGTATTTGTAATTATAACGGTTGCTCAGATTGTCAAAGTTGTGCTTATGCGGTACGATGCGCCCTTTTTATATAGACCGAGAGGTTGTACAGGTGAGAAAACGGTGTTAGACAAACTATTGTACCGTAATTTCGTATTGGAAAAAATATTTGAAAGAATTGATAAGGGTGAATATTTTAAGAGGGGTTTACCGTCAATGCATATGACGATGGCTGCAAGTATACTAACATTGATTTATTTATTTTTTCCCAAATACAAGAAGATAGTGTTGATGACAGCTCCTGTATATATTGTATTGCTGGGAATTTCTCGTATGTATTTGAATTGTCATACATTATTACAAGTAATATGTGGTATAATATTTGGGATGTTGGGGGCGAAGGCGATGTATAGTGTTTTCGTGTAGTGGTGGGAAGTCTATTTATAGACAGATATAGATATTTAGAAATAGATATTTAGAAACAGATATAGAAACATTTTAATATATTTTATATAAACATCAGATGTTTGTACGCGATGGCTCGGATGGCTCGGAGTGTTGCTCGGAGTGTTGCTCGGAGTGTTGCTCAGAGTGTGATTTTGATGATTGGGTAGATTGTGAGACAGATTCCGATGACGACTGTGACGACTATGAAGAGTCTGATACTATAAGAGATGATACAGATTCGAGAGAAATGCCGAAATTCGAGGAGAAAAAGGAAAACTGTGGACATTACATATCGGGATGTAAAATCGTTGCAAAATGTTGCAACAGAGAATTTGGATGCCGAATATGTCACGATTTTGATATATCAGAACATGAAATTAATCGATATGATATAGAAGAGATTATTTGCAATAATTGTAATACTCGACAACCTGTGTCGAATTCCTGCATAAATAAAGAATGTAGATTTTCTACCGAAACATTTGCATCGTACTATTGTGATATATGTCACTTATATTCCGATAAACCAGCGTCGGAAATTTATCATTGCGAAAAATGTAAAATATGCCGGATGTGTGGTATTGGGAATAATCCTAGCAGTTTTTTCCACTGCGATAAATGCGGGGGATGTATTCATGTTGATCTCGAAAAAACACATAAATGTGTATCCGATGCATTGCGCAACGATTGTTGTATATGCTTAGATAGTATATTTTTATCCAGAGAATCCGTTTCGATATTACCGTGCGGACACGCAATACATAGCACGTGTTTTAATTCGTCATTAAAACAAAACAAGTATACATGTCCCCTGTGTAGGAAAATGATGATACAGGGAAGTACACTTGAAGTTATGATTCGGCATTATGATAATATTATTTCGCTTTATCCATATGACGACAATACGCTTGCGGAAATAATGTGCAATGATTGCGAATTTAAAGGTGAAGTACCATTTCATCCGATAGGACTAAAATGTAAAATGTGTCGAGGATATAACACCGTGAAGATGCGGTAGCATGGGCGTGGTGGAAAAGGTTTAAAATATAAGTAAACTATATAAATATATATATAATACATATATAAGAGCTATCACATCTATCACATCTACAATATCGCACCTGTACCCAAATAAAATGTTTAAATTGGTAACCAAGTTATATACAATATTATCGCACCCGGGGAGATATGTTAGCAACCGACCTTATACAAGAAATAATGAAAATTACCAAACGATGGGATATAATGCGTTTAGAAATAGAAATGGTGGCGTTTATACTTCTTGTAAAAGTGTAGAACCTATAAAAACATGCAAGTATGTTGAAAAACTATTTATATGCGAAATAACAAATAAACCGAAAAGAAAGGGTTCAAAAGACTGCAAATGTGAGAAAACGTGTATAGTAAATAAATCGGAAACTCAAATAATTCACGATAGTGCAACGAACGACAAATAATTATAAATAAAAATATATAGTACAATAAATATTATATATTTTATATATATAATACTTCACACATACGATATTCGACACGTATGAAATATATATCATTACCATTATTTATTTTCAGTTTTCTAATAGGAATGCTATACCTTTATATGTCATCTCCTCCAACTAGAAATATTTTAATATATCCTACTGTAGATAATAACAGTAAATTTCAGTATATAGACAAAGCAGAGAATTGCTTTACTTTTGAAGCAAAGGAGAATAAGTGCCCATTTAATCCGGGAACATTAAAAACGATACCCATACAAGTATGAAATATAGGTAGTATAAGGCGGTATAAGGCGAGACATCATAAATAAAAATATTATATATTATATATTATATATAACGTATATTATATAGGAAATGAATATAAAGAAGTGGATACATTCAGAGACAAGTAAATATATAATTTCGATAATTCTTGGATTAGGTTTATCAACATTATTTAGAAAAGAGTGTTACGGTGAAAAATGTATTGAATTTACATCGCCCCCAATACAAGAACTTGAAAAAGAGACGTATTTATATGGAAAAAAGTGTTATACATATAAGAGTAATTCGGAACATTGCGATTCTAAAAAAAAATCTGTAAGATTTGCGTAGTAAATGAAATCTATCATTCTTTATAGAATATATTAAGAGAATAAATGTCTGATACGACAAGCATTGACGACCTTCCAACCGACCCATCTTCGGGCAATCAAAATAATATAATAATTCAGAAAACGGAAATGAATAACGGTATGAGAGGAATGGGTGGAATGGGGGGAATGGGAGGAATGGGTGGAATGGGAGGAATGGGAGGAATGGGAGGAATGGGGGAAGGTAGTACGATGAACAATCAAGTTATGCCACCGGCACAAGTATATTCACCGAATGTTGCAGGTGTAAATATGATGGGTGGTGGTATGGGCGGTGGTATGGGTGGTGGTATGGGCATGCAAATGCCGCAACAGATGCCACAACAAATGCAGCAACAGATGCCGCAACAGAATGTTATGAACGAGTTAGTAAATGGGCTACAAAGGGCGAGTGCTTCAGGAATGACAAATCTGCCTTCGCGTGATATACCTATGAATACAACGGGTATGATGAACGATGCGCAAATAAATCCAAATTATGTTCCCAATAACTATAAAAAGGAAGAAAATGGCGACTATATAGGAGAATATGAAGAAGAAGAAGCAACGAACGAAGCAAGATATACGAATCATGTAAACACTGTTGATACGATGGAAAATATATACAAGGTAATACAAGTGCCTCTTTTGGTAGGTATACTTTACTTTGCCTTTCAGTTGCCTGTTTTTAGAAAGTACATGTTAAAGTATATACCATCCGTATTTAGCGGTGATGGAAATTATAATATACGCGGACTTGTTTTTGTTAGTGTTTTATTTGGTGCAGGATATTTTGGACTCATGCGGGTTCTAGAAAGCGTAGAAGTATAGGTCATGAAATTCAAGGAAAATACATACAATAATAAATACTATTTTTTATTGTATATTTATTTGTCAACAAACTTATTTTTTATAAAGTTTTTCATCGGTTAGTTGTGTACTCATACTTGATGGAGTAAAATCATTTTGAATAAATAAAAATTGGTCATCAGAAATACGGTCTTTATTTTTATTTAATTTTTTAGCATATTTCATTGTCCTTTGTTTGTTTGTAGGACGAATAAATGTAGACCCAAGGGAATCCTTTAACAAAGAAGAAGAAGAAGAAGAAGAAGAAGATTTTCTCGTTTTTATACCCGATGATCGATTTTTTTCCACATTGGACGTTTTATTCAATTTTTCTAGTTCGGCAATAACAGCCTTAGACGTAATAGCCTTTGCCTCTAATGCCAATTTTGCCTCATTTATTAAGTCTTCTTTGGTTTTCTTCGGCTTGGAAACAGGCTTATTCTTTTTATTAAGCTCTGGATTATAGCGTAAAAACCACTTATTATATTCATTGGTATTTTTTTTCGTTTTAAGCTTTTTAAATTGCTTTGATTTTTCTGTTCTTATATCCTCTAGCGTCTTTTGTTTACCGTAGCATGTTATACTAAAGCGTCGCAATAATCCCTGCATTTTAAGACGGTTTTTCTGTTGTATTTTGAAAAGATACTCGCATAGGCAAAGGGTTCTTCTGGGGTTATAGTATGGTCGATTTGCATATAAAAATAGCAAATAAAAACTCATCATAGTGTCTATTGTTGCGACGCGAAATATATTTCCATCAAGTTTAATTGTATTATAACTATGACACGCCAATGGTTTATAAACATATGCTACGGGTTGCGAACCAACTTTAATTTCATAGTGTGTAGACAAATATTCGGGGATGGATGGCTTTGTTTGAATAGTAACACCAAGTACTCCTTTTTTTTCTAGTTCTTCTTTTATCTTTTTCGCGGTTTTATCTGGCATGTTTGACAACAAGTCAAAATCGGGAATTTCAACAAGATACATTTTTTCGCGATTTTTTAAATAGCGCGAGTAAAGTGCATTAGCATAACCGCCAATGTAAACCAAATTGTCAGATGATACGACACTTTTGATAACATCTTGTATCAGTTCTTTTTGATAATAATACTGTTTTGTTTTTGAACGCGCGGATAAAGAATGGCGAAATGTTTCTGGATCACATTTTTCTGCCTTAAGAGGGTAATTTTTATTAAGAAGATTTAAACGCTTTAAAACCTTTTCCCAACGACTAATGTCACCACCGGGGCGTGACAGTTCTAAATACATCGCCATTCGTAAAAAATTAGGTGGAGAATATAGAATACCGTCTTTACTAACTGCGTTTTTTTTAAGACTACTAAATAGTTTACTATCAAGTTGTGTAATATCCGCAATTTGAAAAAAATTGACGTATACTTTATAAGTACCGTAGTGAACACCGGCTTTCGCTTCTACGTCGGAGAATCCTTGCTTAAAGTAAATATCAGCCAAAGCTTTTGCATCATTCATTGCATTTGGTGAAAAGAAGTCGTAATCGGGTATTTCTAAATTTCGGTTATAAAATTGGTCGACGGGTGGGAGAATATTGTTAATTGCCGTTCCACCATAACAAACAAGGTGTTTATCGTGGATAAATTTCTCAAGAACCGTTATGATGTCTTTCATTACGGGATTTTGAGCAATACGTTCACCTCTCTTTTTAGCTTCAATATTTATTGCATTTTTTAACAACTCTAACTCGCGGTTTTCATAATATAATATATTTAACGGGTTATTTTTGTTATTATCAGTAGTATCCATACTTATATTACTATGATAAAATATTATGATAAAATAATTACATCGGAAATATTAATATGAAATGATTCTATCAGAAATACCGAGCCCTACGGGATTGGAGCTTACTGATACAATTTTTTCATATGTTAAACCAGCAACGGGTGCAGGTATTATAGCTTTGAACCCCTGATATTGTATAATCATTGTGCCATTTGTGACCCTTAAAATATGAAATATTTTTGAAATATGATTATTATCGAAAAAAATATGCTCTCCTGCAACACTAGTAAGCGTGATTTTTCTAAATTTATCATATACATCGGGGTCATATATATCACCACCATTTTCTATTATTTTTTTTATTGTAGTAATAAAAAACAATGCAGATAAAAAAGAACAATATTGCGTATCACCTACTGGTCTATTCTGTTTTTTATAAAAATTTGTTAAAAAATCAAAGTCTATATCTGATTCATCATCACCCGCAGTAATATAATACGTTTTATCAGTAAGAGCATGATTTGAAAAATTCCACACATAAAGATTACCTTGAATATATTTTCGATAATCTAGCGGGATGTCATTTTCAACAACACTAGTAGAAATAGAAGGATAACGTTCTCCGCATTTTAATACATTTTTTATTTTCTTATCTGAAAAAAATTTAAGAATGTCTTCTTGGTCGCCTGATAAAATATTAGCATTACTGGGAAATGTCTCATGATACATATCATAAAACTGTTTTGAAAAATCATAGTAAGATTTTCCATTTATAAGATTGATAATAATAGCTCCATTTGGACTTTTATTAAATATGCGTTTAATAAAACTTGAAAAATCTGTTTCGGTAAGTGAAAAAAGTTTACTGTCTATGAGTTTTTTATGATATGTACTTTCATGTACTTCCATAAAATGTTTTATTTGTGGTATCAAAATTTTAGCATATGAATAATCAGAACCAACTATATATACATCATTATAGTAATAGTAATAGTCAAACACATATTTAAGTCCTGGGATAATTTGCTGATTAGGAGACGCCCCGAAATAGTAAACATATTTTGATGCTTCCGCTCCTTCATATTGTAGAGGATAAAAAAGCCGGAGGTTATATTTTTTTAATAATGGCAAAATAAGCCTTCTTTCACTGCTTCGCCAACAACCGAAAAAATATTTAATATTATATTTTTTCACACATTCTTCCACCCATTTAGTAATATTATCGAGGTCATCTCCTAAATCTTTATATATTGGGATTATATTTATAGGACAATCGCGTGTTTCCTCTAAATAATTAAAACTATCCAATAATATTTTATAGTTATCATATGATGCTTTACCAATTACACCCGTTTCAGAATACAAACACCCCACGTATATTTTTTTTTGTTTAATTTTTCTATAAATGTTATAAATATTATATATTACTATAATTAAAATTAAAATAAAAATAAGACCATAAAGAGTATAAGAAAATAAGTTATGTTTTTTTAAGAACGTTTTGTATATTTTTTTTATCATAGTATATATTAAACAAATATTATTAATAATATGTATATATATATATATATATATACGTATAAATATGAATCTTATAATTATAGTACCAATAATAGTAATTATAAGTATTATAACATTTGGTATTCTTGTAAAATTATTGGGAGCTGTTCCTAAAAAATATCACAAAAGTATACAGTTAATGGGTTCATTTGGTATCGTATTAATTATAAGCGGAACATTTATAACATATTATAAAGATCAAAGCGAGAAAATGGAAAAAGATAAATTACAATATGCGGATAATATTTTGCAAAGTTTTGAAAAAATAGATGATTTTTTAGTACAAAATTACGACAACTACGGTATCATACTTTCTGTATTGTATAATAAAATACAATTACCATCGTCTGATGGTAACATTCATGATGCATTGTTAAAAACAAATAAAAAAACAAAAGACATATTATTTATAATATACAATAAAATAACTATTATTTTAGAAAAGATATACTTAATTAATCCGGACTTATTTAATAATGATAAACTTGGTATTAGAATTCGGCTGTACGTGGAAAATATATTTTTCTATGAATATTGGAATAGTTCTAAAAATATATATAATTCTGATTTTGTTAAATTTATGGATAATAAATACGTATTCTTACAGATTTCCGACTATAAATATATTAAGAATGACATAGAAACATATAGAATTCCGTTCCTTGACGATATTGATTTTATGTTTGAAAGCCCACTAGAAGACGAACGATGGTTTTAATTATTATATCATATATCATATATCATATATCATATATCATATATCATATATCATATATCATATATCATATATCATATATAGTTCTGTATTCAAGGAATGATATAAACACGATACATAATAACTAAAAAACATTTACACATTTTATACGTACACTTTACACATTAATTTTAATATTACCCGGTCCATCGATTTGTTTTGCGGCAAAACTAAGATACTCAGGCAACGGTTTCGGTTTTTCAATAAATACTGGAACATGTATCAGTTCATTTGGTTTTGGGACGAAAGCACTCTCTCTCTTTTCGAATAGTTCATTATAAGTAAGCAAATTTTGGTCTACATTTTGAAAACTCATCGCCATAAGCTGACATCCTAGTGCTTGTGGGACAGTTGAAACGTAGTTTGCGTTTGAGACGGATAAATCGGGTAAAACGAGTGTAATATTTTCCTTATTAAAGTTTGTGATTGTTTGAACGTCATTTGAATTCTTAATATCCATATATCGTTTTGAATGAATAAATACCGAGTTAGTGGTAACGTTTGTGAGTTCCCACATATTTTTGGACTGGTATAATAAGGGCATTGTATTAGATGAGTTGTTTTTCTCAACCATAATGACAACTTTTCCGACAAAGTCTTTAACGGGGCGTTTTGTTAGATTTGTTCCATTACATTCGCGCATGTACTCAATTGGTAATAATTTATCACCCAAATTTTCCGCAATTTCGCTTGCTAATATATTAAGAACATTTACATTATTCGTCTTTATTCTAAAATGCAAAAGTAGCGGGTCTTTAGGGTTGGGGCATATACCGGCGGTTTCCGAAAAGGCAATATTATTTAACTCTTTTAGAACCTCGGAAATAGGGAGACTATTGTAACTTTGTTTTACGCCGATTAGGTCAATCGATGAAACGCCTACAACGGGAATATTATCTACGCAAAATATTTCAAAATCTAGACAGCGGACACCTTGTTTAATAGCATTTTGCAAAGCACACATACTAACATAATCGCTCTTAAATTGACCGGATGCGCAACAATTGTATGCGGTTTTAATATAAAAATCGCGCATGTTTTTTCCAGCATAGTCGGGGGAGCTAGAAGTTGTCCAACTTGAGTTTATTTTTGTAGGAGTTGTCTTCGTATTAACTTCTTTAATAATGTCGCAATTTGTTTTTCCTAAATTAATTTTGGTAGTAATGTAGGTAATAAGCCATAGCAACACGACGATAACAAATGCCATGCCAAACCAATGAATTGCCATAGGCGTAACCTGCGATGTTAGTGCGCTGCGTATTGCTGCAGTGGAAGGTAAGAAATTAATGTTAATACCTCCACCGGGTTGCGATTGTCCGGGGACTCCTTGTGGTGCTGACATATTTTTAATTATACTATTATACTATTATATAATGATATTAATTATATAATGATATTAATTATATATTTAATTATATATATATATATATAAACTTGTTAAAAATTATTAATATGTTAAATATATATAACAACAATTAAACAAAAGAAATGGCAGGGGGATTACTAAATATTGTATCTTACGGAAATCAAAATGTAATATTAAATGGAAACCCTAAGAAAACATTTTTTAAAGCAACATATTCAAAGTATACGAATTTCGGTCTACAAAAATTTAGAATCGACTTCACGGGGCAACGGTCTTTACGACTAACAACAGATTCAACGTTTACGTTTTACATGAAGAGGTATGCCGAACTTTTAATGGATACGTATGTTGTAGTTACGCTGCCTACAATATGGAGTCCTATATCACCGCCAAACCCGCAATGTGGAACGAAAGACTGGGCACCATATGAGTTTCGATGGATTGAGAATTTAGGAACACAGATGATAAAAGAGATACGTATATCGGTTGGCGGGCAAACATTGCAAGTATTAACAGGTAAATATTTATTGGCATTAGTTCAGCGCGATTTTGCGGGGGCAAAGAAGGCGTTATACGATGACATGACGGGAAATACTGCCGAGTTAAACGATCCGGGAAATTCAAATGGTAGAATAAACATGTACCCAAATGCGTATTATACTACTTTACCTCAGGGGTCAGAACCATCTATTCGAAGTCGTAAGTTATATATACCAATAAATGCTTGGTTTACGATGTCAAGTAAAATGGCGTTTCCTCTAGTTGCGCTTCAATATAATGAGCTAAAGATAGATGTAGTTATGCGACCCATACAAGATTTGTATACAATCCGCGATGTAAATGACCCGACAAATGGGTGGCCAATTATTCGCCCCGATTATTCATATGAATATATGCAGTTGTACCGATTTCTACAGTCACCGCCAAGTGTTACTCTAGATGCTGCTGGGTATAATAATAGTGCGCAGTCGGAGTGGAATGCCGATATTCACTTGATTAGTACATATGGGTTTTTATCGAATGAAGAAGCAAAGACATTTGCTGCAAATGAACAAAAATATTTAATCAAGTCGGCATATGAATGGAATTTTGAGAATGTTACTGGGTCGCATCGCGTGTGGCTAGAAAATACGCTTGGAATGGTAAGTAACTGGATGTTCTTTTTTCAGCGAAGCGACATTAACATGCGAAATCAGTGGAGCAACTATTCAAACTGGCCGTATAACTATTTACCAGTCAATATAATTCCAGCACCAGTGACACCATCTACCCAATATAATGGAATATATGGGGGTATAAATGTATCATGTAATACTGTCCCAATAGGACCGGGATATAATACGCTAACGGGGAATAATACGGGACTTTTCATTACGCAACCCTTTAGTGTAGAGAATCAACGCGGCATATTACTAAACATGGCTATTTTATTGGATGGAAAATATCGCGAAAATGTACTAGACGTGGGGGTTTATAACTATATAGAGAAATATGTGCGAACACAAAGCAATGCACCCACTGGACTGTATTGTTATAATTTTTGTCTAGATACAGACCCCTTCAACGTTCAACCGACGGGAGCGCTTAATACGAGTAAATTTTCGAATGTTCAGTTCGAGTTCACTACCTTTTATCCTCCGCTTGACCCTAGTGCGAATTTCCTAACAATTTGTGACCCACTAACAAGACTACCGATTGGTGTTAATAAACCTACATGGCGTATATACGATTATAACTATAATTTAGTTGTTCTAGAAGAGAGATACAATGTCGTCACATTCATGTCGGGGAATGCTGGTCTTATGTATGCACGTTAATGGTTGTTTTGCGAATTGTGTAATTCAAAATAAATAATGTCGAATTAAATAGTATTAAAATTAATATTATTTAATTCAATAACATCAAACCTCGGGTCGGGTCGAGTAAATCGTGGTGATTTTTTTTAGAAAGACATATAAAATTATAAATTATTTCAATATAAAATTGATGTATAAAAATGTGTATACAAATACACAAACTACCTCTATAAAAGAAATGAATGGAAAGGGTTCTAGATGTTCTGTTAGTGGAAAAAAATACGAATTGGAAGTTTATAATATAGTTAAAAAATGTAAACTGAATGGAAATGATTTTAATACGCAAACTGAAAATGAACTGGGTGGTTGCAGTTCTAAAAACGACATTGAATGTAATATGAACACAGCAAGGGATATATCCGTTGAAATAAAAAAATTAAAAACACCAGATTGGATGCAGTGTTGTTTAAAATATGACAACGTAAATGAAAAATGGATAGGAAGTAAAAAAAATAAAATACCAGAAGCTTCGAAAAAAGTGTTTGAAAATCTTATTTCAACGGTTACACTATTTAATGGAAATATTCCTCCTTTTATGTTAAATGACGTAACACATGAAGAATGGGTAAAGATAAAAAGTGAAACAAACGATTTCAATGATAGGTATATTGATTGTCCGAGCGATACTATAATGAAGTTATATGGCGAAAAAGGTTGTTCATATATACAAATATCTGATAAAGGTTTGTATCATCTGGGTAACGATATATGCGATTTTAAGGTTACCGCATTTACATGTGAACAGCAATTAAGAGTAAGAACTAAAATACACAAAAAGAAAAATAAAAAGGGGTTTTGTAAATTATCCGTGACTGTTGCTTGTCAGCCTAAAAATATCAATACTTTGGCAAATAGTGAATTTAGCTTAGATAACCAAAAGAGACTACCGTGTAATTTAGTGTATGAGAATGCGCAAGTTGATGCGCAAGTTGATGCGCAAGTTGATGCGCAAGTTGATGCGCAAGTTGATGCGCAAGTTGATGCGCAAGTTGATGCGCAAGTTATTTTGAAATAATAATAATTTCGGAGGATGCTTTTGATGTGTTCATACCATAACTCCAGTTTACATCTAGTATTATGTAGTCTTTATACAAATTTCGAATATAGTCGCAGTTGTTATATGTGACAACCCAGTTTTTTTTTGTATTTAATACATCAAATAGTAATTTATGGTCAAATGTTTCGTGCATGTCTCCATTATTTCCGTATAGTTTTGATTTACTTTCTAAATAATACGGAGGGTCTAAAAATAGCAATATTTTATTGTCGGTTTTGGTAGTAGTCAAACTATTTATAAAATCGCGAAAATCATTATTGTAAAGTTCAATATTTGTAAAATCAAGCGATTCTATTCTATTTATGGATGACGGCGTAAATCTTTTTTTACTAGCTTCTTCTGAAAACCCGCCCGACAATGTCGAGCCACTAAACGAACACCTATTTATAATGAAATATTGGATAGATTGCTTTAATACATCATTGTTTAATCCCATAATTGTATTCCTATAAGCTGTAAATTGTTCTTTTGAAACTGATTTTATTTTTCGTAATTCTTCGCACAGAATATTTTTATTTAACTTCACTTGTTTCCAGAAATTGTATAATGGAGTGAATTTGTCATTTACTATTAACTTCATGGCATATTTATTCTGTAGATAAAACTCAAATGACCCTCCGCCGAAAAATGGGGAAACAACCGTGTCAAAATGTCTCATATCAAAATGCTGTAAAATGACATCTTCGATAATTTTACATGCTCGTGTTTTTCCACCCGGATATCTGAGCGGCGATATATTAGTTGTATGAAATTTATCCATGTTTGGTTTGGTTTAGTTTTGTTTTTATTAGTTGTGTCGGATGCCGTTTAGTATTTATATAAAGCAATGATTTATTTGTTTGAATCAATTTTTTTATTATAACAATAATTGTGATAATAACCGCAATAATAACCGCAATAATAACCGCAATAATAACCGCAATAATAACCGCAATAATAACAATATTTTGAAAGTGTAATCGAAATATTGTTATGCTTTATTTTTATTAAAGGCGAACAGTATCGTTAATCTATATTATGGATGTATTAAGTTGTTATGAAATCTGAACAAATGTAGTACATAATGTAAAAAGGTGTAATACAAGATGCATTTATACTTTTGGAAATACATTCCCGTGATTTTAGGGATTTACAATATATTAAAATGTTACTGAATATTTAAAATGTTATAATATATTAATATATTATACACATTATACATATTAATACCAAAAATGCCATCAATAACAACTTTACAACAATTAATGGGAGGAGCGTCAAATGTTAAAGAAGCATTTACATTTCCAGGTATGGGTGATATATATAGTAAAATCACCCCAAAAGAGGATGATACGGGTGATACGGGTGATAAAGTCGAGAATAAAGCACCGGTATCACAGACGAAATCGGGTAGTAATGTGATAGGCGCTACACCAACTGTAGCGACGCCGGGCAAAACACAGCAGACATCAAATACAAATGCATTAATGGCTGAAACGCAAACGTTGACTACAAATAAAATACTTGTATTTATTATACATGTGATATTTGCAATAATTATTGCTTATATCTGGGGCATTTTAGGGTCGAATGCCTTATTTTTAATGACACGCTCGAAAAATGAAAAAGAATATATTCTTCCAACATATCGCTATGCACCCCCATACTGTATAACTGAAAACAAAAATGCGAGTTATTTTAGTTACGGTTTTCCGTACAATTTACTTCCTCGCATATGTACGAATAATAATGTAGCCGATGTAATAAATACAGAAAAAGAAAATATATATTTACTAGACGAAGTTGAAGAAGGTGGTGTAGGGAATGGTGTATCGCAAGCATTATTTAACTATTTATTCAATTCGGTATATGGAGGTCTAGGACAAGGCGCACGATCATTTGCGCAAGCATTTTTGAATTTATTTGACACAACAGACAGCGGAAAGGCAGATAATGAAAATTCATGGGATAATATGCAGGTAGCCGGTGGAAGAAAGTTACTAATCTTTTTACTTTTCCCATTGATAGCACTTTATCTTATACCAATCTTTGGTTTCGTTGCAGGAGGATTGAGTCTCGTCTTTGGTATAATAAGTGACCACCCTTTCTGGGGGCTTATTTTCACACTGTTTTTTGGTATATTTATAGCACTAGGAACGGGTATCTGGATGGCGGTTCAAACGTTTTATATATTCTTTTTATATCCTTGTTTAAATATTAGGAACAAGGAAGATTATGATAAAATCTTCAATAATATAAGACCGTATATGCTTTTTGTATTTTATATATTGATTGCGTTATATGCTTTTCAAGATTTAGGGAATAGTGGGGGTGCTGGAATAATATTTTTCATAATAGTTGCCTATTTTACTGGGAATGCGGGGTAATATTAAATATGTGTGAAACTATGTATTAAATATGTGTGAAACTATGTTAAATATATTTTATACAGTATATATATACCGTATATATACTGTTTTTATTATAAGAATGAAAAAAAGTAAAAATAAATTCTGCGATAGCAATCTTCCTTTTGTAAGTGTATGTACGCCTACATTTAATCGGCGTCCATTTATTGAGATGATGATAAAATGTTTTGATAGCCAAGATTATTCCAAAAATAGAATGGAGTGGATTATTATTGATGATGGGAGCGACCCGATTGAAGATATGGTGAAATCGCATCCAAATGTGAAATATTTCAAGTATGATGATAAAATGACACTTGGGAAGAAGCGAAATATTATGCATAAAAAGTCGTATGGTGATATTATTGTGTATATGGACGACGACGATTATTATCCCCCACAGCGTGTTTCGCATGCAGTGGAGCGTTTGATGGAGAATCCGAGTGCTTTGTGTGCCGGATCTAGTGAAATGTATATCTATTTTAAAGATAATAAAGATGAATGCAGGATGGTGCAGTTTGGTCCGTATGGTCCGAATCATGCAACAGCGGGGACATTTGCCTTTAAGCGAAAGCTACTAAAAGATACAAAGTATAATGAGGAAGCATGCTTGGCGGAAGAGCGCGAGTTCTTAAAAAATTATACCGTGCCGTTTGTACAACTCGACCCATTAAAAACAATTTTGGTATTTTCACATGAACATAATACATTTGATAAGAGAACATTGCTGGAAAACATGAGCGGAAATCAGTATATAAAATATAGTACGAAGAGTTTAAGAGATTTTATAAAGGACGAAGATGTAATAAAATTTTTTGTAGAGGATTTGGAGGATAAGTTAAAGACATACGAACCGGGAAATATAAATATGAAACCGGATGTATTGAAACAGATGAAGGTATTGGAAATAAAAAGAAAAGAGATGGAGAAAAAAATGATGGAAGAGAGACAAAAGAATACACAATTGTTGAATGCAAGTACGGGGGTGGCGACGGGGGCGACGGGGGCGACAGCGGCGGGCGCAATTGTTTTGCGAGAAGAGGGAAAACCTCCACGCGAATTGAATCATAGCGAAGTTGTCGAAATGTTGACGACGCAGCAAAAACAGTTGTCTCAAATGGTAAATCTTAAAGAGTTATATGGGAATAGTATACGCGAAAATATAAGACTAAAAGAAATTGTCGAAACGCAGCAGAAAATTTTAGATGATAAAAATGTATATATTAGCGAACTTGAAACGAAAATTGCAGAAACCAGTGAAGTAATAGTAATTGATGTTGAAAATCAATGATTTTGAGGATTTTTAGTCATTTCATATTGGCAAATAATATTTTATAAAACCGCTTAAAGAAACAACTATATTTATAGTATCAACGGACAATATAGTTTACGTGTACCTTCAACAGAAGCAATAAAATGGTAAAAAATTTGGATCATCTTAATCAAGTTGATGCGAATGATGCAGTAGAGTCATGTGATGGAGAAGATACGCATTCAAGAAACAGTAAGGATAAGAGACCAAGTCGTAAATCATTTCCTTCAAATGTGCAGGGGCGTTTTATTGTGAATGCGGTAACGGGGGTTGCGTATCCATGGAAGGTGGGTTCACGGTACGAAGATTTACTTTGGAAGGTGTGTGACTCTACGGGGAGACGTGGAAAACTTGACCCTGATTTTTACTTTTATGATTCTCCTAAACAGGCAATCGATCATAGGCGGTATAAACGGGATGCTTTTTCGGAGGAGACAGTAAACTGGTGGAAAACGCGTGTCGTAAAGATGACAAAAATGTTAAAAGAAGAAGAGGACGAGTAATGCGGAGTAAGGTCGAGCATGAATATGGACAGGTCAATAGTAAGTAAGTAAGTAATTATAATAATTATAATAATTTTAAAAAGTATAACATATTTTGTATATGTTATATTTTCATAGTGTAAACTAAAAGTGATTATCGAAAAAATTATGCAATCCATCGGTATGGTCCATCACCCTTGACAACTATTTCATTTTTACCATTTTCGTCAACATCCGAAACATGCATTAACTAAAAGTGCCGACCCCAGCACCGATAATAGACCAAAAAGAATTGGTGGCGTCGCCTATAAATTGCTGTGAGACATTTCTCGTTGTGATTGTGTAATTGCCGTAAGTAGCGTTGTCGTATTTGAAAGTTCCAGTAAAGATACAAGAATGAGGGAGGGTGCCGTGTTGGCGGAGATAAGAAGAATTACTATAACTAACTTTCCAGGAAACACTATAATTAATACCTGTAAATGTCCCGCTTCCGCCAGGGTCTCCCAAAGAAGTCCATACCTGATAAGAACTGCTTGTTTGAAAAGCACCAGCAGCACTATCCCACATTCCAATAGCACTGGCGTTGTAAAATGCCTGTTTATAATCAACAGGAGAACCCAAAGATAAGGTTGTATCACTCCAATTAGCAGGAGTAGTAGGGTCTATATATGTATTGAAGTTCTGTCCCGTTCCTGCTATTTGCCCGAAGTTTCCAGCAACGAATAGTTGTGAGTAAGGAGTATTTTGGATTACTCTAACACCATTACTAAAATTATTACCAGCAACAGAAAACCAAGTATTCGTCCCATTATCATAATAAGCGCAATATTGATAACCTGTAGGAGAAACACTAACATCAACGGCATAAAAATCGCCACCGACAAAGGTGTAGTTTAGAAAAGCTGTGTGAAGTATCGCATATACATTCCCATTCACTCCATTAGCATACTGGCTGTATCCTTGACTTCCACTCCCCACATAAGGAGATGAGATTTGTGCTATA